CTCCCGTGAAACCTATTACACAACCTTTACCAGCATGAACATCGGGCATTATTCTTACTTTACTATCTTTAAATGCTTCTTGGTCTAGTAAATTATTTATTTGATTTACTGCCTCTTCTTCAATATTTTCCGTAAATATTTTTAAATTTCTATCCATTATTATCCTCCTAATCAGTTATAACTACTGATTCAATTGTTTTATTTAATTCATAAATATCATAGCTTATATAATTTTTTAATAACTTTGCATATGCTTTAAGTTTTTCCGGATCATTAGCATAAAGACTCTCTGAATAATTTGAATATCTAACTAATAATAAGTATTTCATCTAACGCACTCTTCTTCACACTCGAAAATAGTAAAATTAATTCTTTCTAAAATTTCTCTACTAATTTCATCTTTCATTTTTTCTGTATTAGACAAATGTTGATAATGTTTTTCTTTCATTCCATTGCATTTTTTACAATTCTTTTTATATGCTGAATATGGAATTATATCTTTTTCTATTGCTTTAAATATACTTTTATATATTTTTTGTTTTCTTTTTAAATATTCAAATTTCTTTTTATCTTCTTCATCTTTATAAATCGTCTTTGCTCCAAACATCGGATAATCATTTTTACAATTTATGCAATACCATTCACTACCAGAATTTATAAACGTCCATACCAATGGTTCACCACAGTTAGGACAAATTGTTATTCTTTCATTTTTCATTAACTATTCCTCTTTTCTAAACATATTTTCAAAGATTGATTTGTCTATAGCTTCTACTAAATAGTTATTATCTGCACATAACATAATTTGTAATACAACTATTTCCTTTAATTTATATTCTTCATATCGATAATATTCTGTGTATTCATAATCCTTGCTATCTACTATTCTTGATGGTTTATTTTCTCTAAAATAAAAATGTTCACAAGCACTACCTTTTTGAAATCTTTTAAAATAACTTTGATAATATGTTTTAACTAGTGTTCCGCTTACTGCATTTATATTTAATGAATTGTTATTTTCGACATTATAATTACTATACAATAATCCCATATTAGACCACCTCTATTATTCCATCTAAATTGTTTTCGCAACAATCTCTCATTCTTTTCAATTCTTTTAATAAACCATCATAAGTTCCCCAACCATTAGCTGGATTTAATTTTTCATATTCTTCTTTATTAACTACCATATCTTCAATGGCTTTATTCAAAATTGGAATTGCTTTTTCGCAAACCATACCATCTAATGCTTTAAATCCACCATCTATACACTTATAATACATTTTACCTAGATTGTACGTTATATTAGAATCAAATATTTCTACTTCTCTTTTTGCTTTTATTCCAATGTCCAAACTCATATTAAGCACCTTTCCTTCTCATTAGATAATCACACCATTTAATAAATCCGGAAGTAAATATTTCTGTTCTTTTCATATCAGCCCAACCACAGAAACCAATAAATCCATCTTCATTAAAAGTTATAGCTTCTCTATCACTAAAATAATTTCCTTTACATCTTAATTCGGCAAAAATGATATTATTGTTTTTATCTAATTTAATATTTCGATTACTTCCTTTTAATTTCGGTTCATTCATCATAATTAAAATATTATCTTCAAAGATAAGATGATTAAGTATTCCTATCAATTTGTAAATATCGTCCATACTTATATCATCATATGTTAAATTACATTTTTTAAAATATTCCCTTGCTATTTCTCTTTTATCCATTTGTTTTTCTCCTATAAATTGTTTTTAATTTATAAAACCATAACACTTTAACAAATCTTTGAATCTTCATAATCTTTAAATCATAAGTAGGATTAATATAATCATCATCAAAATATCTTTCGTATCTATCCGGTTTATTTATAAACTTAACAACCCCACTTGAATAAGTCACTATGTCCCCTTTTCTATATCTATCCATTTTTCTTTTTCCTTTCTCTTGGTAATTTAGGAAATTGTTTTGAAAGTTCTTCTTTCTCTTTTTTAGTTAAATTTTTAGCAACTAACTTTTTCATAACAATCTTCCCTTTCACTAATATAAGTTGCTTTTAAATCTGCAATATGTAGATCTACTGCTAATAAAGATTTATTAAAAGCATTACTTATATACTGGTAATTTTCCTTTGCCTCAAAACCACCCATGTGCCATCTGATTGCATATAATTCATCAGTTGTTAATTTAATAAATTGTTGAATAATCATTACTGATTTTTCACCGTGACCTAAAGGTAATGTATCATCAATAGCATAATAAGGTTCTTTAACCCATTCTCCTTTTTGATTTTTAACATTTCTTTCTTTAGTGATATAAAAATTTGCTTTACAAACATCGTGCAATAATGCTACTATAATAGCCGATTTTGTAAGTTCTTCCGGTAATTCTTCCACATCTAAATCTATTGCTAATTGACATATTAATTGGTCGAATACGTGAATACTATGTTGTAATAGTCCACCCTCACAATTCAAATGATATTTTGTAGAGGCTGGAGAAGTGAAGAAATCACTCCCCTCTAACCACTCTATTAATTTATCAATTCCATCTCTTTCAGTTGATTTCAATAACTCAATAAAACTTGTTTTTAACTTTTCCATTCATAATCTCCCTTAACTTCTTTATAACTTTTAATTTAGTACGGCTTACATTAGCTTGACTTTGTCCGGTCCTCATAGCAATTTCACTTTGCGTTAGCTTGTCCTCGCCAAATAAACCATAACTATAAACTATAACAAATCTCTCCATACTAGATAATTCACTTATAGCATCTTCTAATATTAGTACTTCTTCTTTATCTTCAAGATCCTTTTGAATATCAACATTACTTTTTAAAGTATCTTCTAGGTTTATATTCTCGTGAACTGGACTTGATAAAGATATAACAAAATCTAAATTAACTCTACACTTGTTGTTTTCTTTTCTTCTCTGACAAAGTATTTCGTTGATAATACACTTTGTTAAGAATGAAGACTCACTATAACCTAAATCACAGTTATATTTTTTAGCACCTTTCACTAGCCCTATCATTCCAACATCGTAATAATTTTCAATACATAATTGGTTATACATCTTCAATTTTTTTAGAGCTACATAAATTAATTTAGTATTATTTAAAACTATTTCATCTACACTTTTTTCCATTATGATTACCTATTTGTCAATGCTATGTGCTATACAACAACTTATTATGGCAATAATCATTTCTAAGATAAGAATTATGTAAGATGGTTTTATTAAGTCAATAATAAATAACACTATATTTGTTATTAACAATAACATCAATATACATATCTTTTTTCTCACCTTGTTCCTCCTATAAAAATTGACTCCCTTTCTTTTTCAATATCAGAAGTGTTCCACATTACGTAAAGAAGTGTGACGTCCGGTGAATCGTGATTATACATTTTCATTAATGTAATAACATTCCCTCCACCTTCGATATACATATAACCAAAAGTTTTTCTAAGAGAGTGAAGACCAAATTTGAAATCTATTCCACAAGCCTTTTTAACCTTAGGAAATATTACCTCTTGGCAATTTTGCCTTGTCATTGGATAGATTACATTCTTTGTATTACCTTTGTAAGTATCTTTTTTCTTTTGCCCCATAAATAGATAATCATTTTTAGTTAATTCATAAGTTTTAATATACTCTTTTATTTCTTCAAATAATTGCTTGTTCATTCTAAAGTTTTGCATTTTACCCGTTTTATTTTCTTTAATCGAAACATAACCTTTTTCTACGTCTTTAACTCTTAACTGCAACAAGTCTTCTGCTCTAAAAGCTGTATTGAAACCTACTAAAAATAAAATATAATTTCTATATGCTTGATACTTTTTGATATCACTTTTTGCGTGTTCTTTTTCATAGATAAGATAGTCCATTACTCTCTTTAATAACTTTTTATCTTTTATCGGCAATGTCGATTCTTTACCACCGAAACACTTAATTCTTCTAGCCATTAATCTCCCTCCTCTCGAGGATTATTAACAGTCATTTAATTTTCTTTTTTTCTTTCATTTTTCTTCTTAGGTTTATACTTTAACGGTATATGATGTAGTTCATCAATTATAATAGATGTTTTTCTTAATCCATCTTGTTTGCTAATTCTTTCGTCTTTTAATTGTTGTTCAAGAATTTTTATTTTGTTATGTTGTTCTGATATAATTCTTTTCATTTTATTAGAATCTGTTTTATATCCTCCATTTGATGACATAACTTTTCTATAGTTTTTTAAATGATTTTCACTTTGTGCCTTGTAAAAATCTCTGTCCTTTGCAACATCTTTTACAAGTTGATTAGCTTCTGCTTTTTCTTTGATAGCACGTTTAGCCTCATTTTCCCAATAGTTTCTATTTTCGGCTAATCTTTTAGCCTTTTCCTCTAACAATTCATATTTGCTTTTACTTACAAAAAATAATCCCATTTTTATTTCCTCCTAACTTGATTTACTTTTGCATTCAGCACATAAAACCTTATTACCAAACCCTCTGCAATAATCGAACTTTTTGCATATATCACATTGATCCTTGTACTTGGATTTTTTATTTTCACCCATCGTCAAGCTAAGTTGAACAAAGTTATTTTTGTCTTTCATTGTTGATACCTCTACTTGCTAAATACTGTTTAACAAGGTCCATCTCATTCGTGTATAACAATTCGTTCATATTTTGAAATTGGATATCTACAGAACCACCATATGCGTTATAGATACTAAATGACTTCACACCTTTACTTACTATGTTTGGTCCTTTAGGTATAGCTCTTGCTTTAGTCACTCTTGTAGTCCCATCCCAAAATTTATTTCTCCTTATAAAATCTCCTATGTCTTGTCTCCACATTTTCAAATTAAAGTTAACATCTAATCTTTTAACACTATGATTTGAATAATATGTCCTAGCCATTCTTAGTTAATTCCTCTCTGTAGAATTTAACTTTCTTTCTAAGTTTTTTATTCTCATCTTTTAATCTTTTCAAATACAAAGGCTCTCCCAATTTCACCATAAAACTTTTATAAAGTTCATCTTTAATTGTTGCCTTTAAAGTTTCATTCTCATTTTCTAAAGTGTTAACTTTCATTCTTAATTGATGGTGACTTAAACTTAATAAATTTAAAAATTTTCCCATCTTATAAACTCCTACTCTTGTTTTCTATTTGTAAGTTATTACTTGTTGATAACTTCTTACTATCCAATTCGTTTATTCTTTGCATAAACTCATCGGGAAATTCTTCTTGTAAAGAATACCAATCAGCCATACTTGTTAAATATCTTTTATCTTCTTCATCGATATTTGATTCATTAACAAGTTCTATAAAATAATATCTAGCCTCTTTTTTGTAGACTTCAATTATGTCGGCTATTGTTGGCATAAACTTTTCTTTTTTGATTATTTTTTTTACTGCTCTCATTAGAGCATTGCCATTAAATTTTCCAAAGTATTCTTGATATATCCCAACTAATCCTAAAAATTCTTCATCGGATAACTTAGTAAAATAGTACGGATATGCTACTTTAAAATTAGCAATTATCACACTAATTAACTTTGATTGTTCCATCAAATACTCCCTTTAAAATTTCCATTTGAGAATTATTATTTTTGTTATTCGTATAGTTATTTTTTTGATAAGTATTATTTTGTGTGTTAGTAGGTGTCAAATCATATTCATCGTTCCAACATTTTTGGTTAAACCAAGTAGAACCATGTTTGATATAACTTATAGGTGTTTTCTTTAAAGCTATTTCTTTAAGATACTTTCCTAATCCTTCCTTAACTTCTTCAAAAGTAGTACCGTGTTTTCGATGATATATATATTTTCTCTCGGCTGTGTCTTTGCCTTTTTTGTTTGGATATAATTTCCATAAATAAGCAAATTCAGTTTCGAGTTTTTCTTGTATTTCATTCTTTGAAGGCTTTGGTTTAGTTTCTTCGTTTTCATTTGAAGGCTTAACATTAGTTTCTTCGTTTTCGATTGAAATATCTTGGTGATTTTCGTTTTCAAAATCGCCATTATTATTTATACTATCCTCTACTATACTTACCTTATCTATACTTACCTTACCTATACTATCCTGTGGCAACCGATTGGCAACCAAATGGCAACCATCGTTTCCTAATGTATAAGAACCGTTGTCTTTAATACCTAACATTTCAAATTCTTTTGTAAAATTAGTCGGTGTATATCTATCTTTTCGTAGAGTATTGTGCATTCTCCAATGCTTAATAACAATTACTCCACTTTCAAATCTAATTATAAAATTTTTACACATTAACAATTTTAGATCATCTACTGTTGCGTGTGCCCTAAACATTGCAATTTGTATTTGATTATTAAAACCATCATCATCAGCCCCCTGATTCAAATGAAAGTAAAGAGCTTGTGCCGAACTCGGCAATTCTATGAATGCGTCACTATCGGTAATCCTTTTGGTAAACATTCTGCGTTCAGCCATTAAATTTATTTCCCCTAGTTATCTTCATTACAGATATAGAACTTGTCACCAGTACTTGTATAACTTGCTTTAATTCCATATCCTTTCTCTGCACATTCTCTTGATACTTTCTCTATATGCTTTTCCATATCTTTTGCAAGTATAGAACTTAATATTAATACTCCTACAACAAGGATTAAACATATCCCTAGTGTTAAATACTCTCCTTTTTTCATTTACTCTCTCCTTCCTACAGATGATTTCTAATGTTGTTTTGATTTTTTTACTACTAAATGCTATAATTAAGTAGTAAAATGTTTTGTTTTACGTATAAGATTTATGTGATTTTTCCGGTACATAAATCTTTTTTTATTTTAAATTTCATTTTTAACCTCTTTATTTTTCTTATCAAAAATAATTTCTTTAATTTTCAATTCTTTCTTAACTAAATGTGTTGGTATTAAGATATCTCTTTCACTATGTGGGATATAGTAATTTCTTTCGTGAGCTATTTCTAATAAATGTTTCATTACTCTTTCACCATATCGTCTACCTTGTCCTAACAATTCAGTTAATTCTTTTTGATTTAAGTAAGGCTTTTCCATATTCCACCTCTTTTGCTGATCTAAACGATTATTCCAAACATTTTTCACGTTCGGCTAACGCACCATTTTGGTGCTTTGATGGTAAAAAAATATCATCTAAAGTTTTACCAAAAAATTCACTAATTTTAAGCATTTCATTTAACTTAAATTGAACATCTCCACGTTCTTTTTTTCTGTATTGAATAGCACTAATTCCTAATAATTCAGCCATTTCTTTATTGGTTAGATTTTTTTCTTCTTTAAGTAAAATTAGTTTGTCTTGCACCTTACAACACCTCCTTACTTTTGTTTTGACATTTTAATCTTAGCACCATTTTGGTGCTTTGTCAATAATTTTTATTTAATCTTTTATAAAAAAGTTCCATTTTGTTGCTTTTTGTTTTCTTAAATGCTATAATTACAATTGTAAAACCAAATGGAAATGGTAGGTGATTCAATGAAAAATGAAGTAGATTTAAGAAGATATGCAGGAGAAGTGATAAAAAAATTAAGAGAGCATAGAAATATGACTCAAGATGAATTAGCAGAGGAACTTAATACAACTAGACAAGCTGTATCAAGATATGAAAATGGTGATCGTGGTGTAAATCAAGATTTATTATTTAAACTGGCTTCTATATTTAAAGTTCCTATTGATGAATTCTTCCCTCCTATCAATGATATATATATTAAAAAAGAAA